ATGTGGACTACGCCCGTCATGTGGAACGCGACGGACCCGACGCGCGATGACTTCTACAACCCGACGATGTGGTACGTGCTCGGACGGCAGACGCATGCGAGCCGCCTCATGATGTTCATCTCGCGCGAGGTGCCAGATCTTCTCAAGCCGAGTTACAACTTCGGCGGCCTTTCGTTGACGCAGCTCATGGAGACCTACGTTAACCGCTGGCTGCAAACCGTCGATGGCGTCAACAAGCTCATCAACAATTTCTCGAAAATGGTGCTGCAAACCGATATGGCCGCGTCACTGCAGGGCAGTCCCGCGGGCCAAAACCTAGTGCAGCGCATGCAGGCCGTCGTGCTCTGCGGCAACAATCAGGGCATGTTCGCGGTGAACAAAGACACCGAGGACTTGAAAAACGTTGCGGTGCCGCTAGCAGGCCTCGACAAGCTGCAGGCGCAGGCGCAGGAACACATGTGCGCACCCTCGCAGATGCCGCTCGTGAAGTTGACAGGCATAACCCCTTCGGGCCTCAACAACTCAAGCGAGGGCGAAATCCAAGTGTGGTACGACCACATCGTATCGCTGCAGGTGAAGGAGTACTCGCCGCGTCTCAACACGGTGCTGCAATTGTCGCAGTTGGATTTGTTCGGCGAGGTCGATGACTCGATTACCTACGAGTATGTGCCGCTCATGGAGCCCGATGGGGAAGCGCTGGCGCGGCAGAGAAAGACGGACGGCGAAGCGGGCGTTGGGTACATCAACTCAGGCGTGATCAGCCCCGAGGAGGAGCGCGAGCGATTGGCGGGCGATCCCCTTTCTGGGTATTCCAATTTGGACGGCCCGCCACCGGAAGCGCCGCCGATGATGCAGGCGATTGAGCCCGGAGCAGGCGAGAGCGATGGTGACAGCGAGGCATAAAGTCCTTGGCGAGAACGCTGTCGTACTGCCGCCCGTATGGCCGAACGCGGGCACCAAGATTTGGTATCAGACGTGCCTAACAAACATGCTGCGCGCGATGTACGAGTCGATGCTGCTGCATGTGGGCGCGGCGTGGAAGTCCGAGCCACCTACAGTCGGATTCGCGGCGGATGCGAATTCGTCTGTGGTGTTGCGCCGTTCGCTCTCCAAGTGGGGGCGTTTGTGGCGCTCGAAGTTTGATGACCTATCGACAGACATGGCAACGCGCTTTGCATCGAAAGCATTCAAGACGACAGACAATGCGTTGATGGCGTCGCTTAAGGCTGCGGGCTTTACCGTGAAGTTCTCGGCGACCCCGGATGTCACGCAAGCCTATAAAGCGGTCGTTGCTGAGAATGTCTCGCTCATTCGCTCGATCCCAGAACAGTTTTTGAAGAATGTCGAGACGTCGGTATGGGATAGCGTCATGCGCGGCGCAGACTTGGCAACGCTGTCTCAATCATTGCAGAAGAATTACGGCGTGAGTTACCGACGAGCTGCGTTCATATCACTAGACCAAAACAACAAAGCCAAGGCCATCATCGAAAACGTGAGGCGCGATAAATTGGGGATTGCCCGCGGGCGTTGGCTTCACTCAGGAGCTGGCAAAGAGCCTCGGCCAGAGCACGTTGCGTTCAGTCAGGGGCGATTGGGCGGCCCGTACTACGATCTAAAAAAAGGCGCGTACTTGGAAGGCAAGTGGGTGTGGCCTGGATCTGAACCGGGATGCCGGTGCGCGTCTAGCGCCGTGATCGAGGGCTTGAATGACTCCTGATCGCGAACAGCGTCGCGCTGCGCGCCGCGAGGCACTAGCGGCGCCGACGAAAACGTGTTGCCGATGCAAGGAGGATAAGTCGAAGGGTGAGTTTTACCTCAATGCGTGCAATAAAGACGGGCTTTCAAACGCTTGCAAACCGTGCTGGCGAGCCTATGCGCGCAGTTGGATGCGTGCTCGACGGCTGTGTTTATTGGAAAATGTGCGTGCATCCTGACGCACTGCGGTAGCAGAATCCCGCCATTAGGTGGGGTCCATAGTCATTGACACTTGCTTTAGATCGCTCGTTGCGCTCAGTCGATATCGACGGACACCTGTCGGTCGAAGCGGCGAATATCTCCAAGGCGATGGTGTGCCCCTACTGGGGGCGCGAGATACCGGACTTCGAGGCGCTGGGTCTCGATCCCGACAAGATCTATCATCTCTATCGCGACCCCGAGGAGCTTGCGAAAGCGGCCGACAGCTTTCACTTAAAGCCGCTCCTGATCGTACACAAGGCTGTATCGGCTACCGAGCCCGCGAAGGAATTGATTGCCGGCACGGTCGGCGCGGCCGAATGGAAGCAGCCCTATCTTACCGCGCCGCTTGCCGTATGGACGGCCGAGGCGCGCGAGCTCGTCGAGAAGGGCAAGAAGGAACAGCTGAGCGCCGGCTATCGCTACAAGGCGGTCATGACGCCAGGCTATGCGGACGGCCAATACTACGACGGCAAAATGACCGAGTTATACGCCAATCATGTGGCGCTCGTGGTCGAGGGCCGCTGCGGTCCCGATGTGGTGATCCCCGATGAAATGCCTCCGGAGCTGAAGATGGATGCCAAACTCGCCGAAGCCCTGAAACCCTTTCTCGCCAAGGATGCCGATATCGCGAAGCTCAACACGGCATTTGATGCCGCGATGAAGGACTGCGACGCGGAAGATTCTGACGACGATGAGGATGAGGACAAGAAAAAGAAAGCCGCCGACAAAAAGGCCCGCGATTCCAAGCGCGCGCGCGACAAGAAAGCCCGCGACGAGAAGGACGACGACGACAAAGATGACGACAAGGCCAAGGACGAGGAAGTCGATCACCGCAAGGACTTCGAGAGCGAAAAAGACAAACAGGGGAAGGGCGCTATCATTGCCGCGGCTAAAGATGCCGGCATGGTCACTGGGGACGAGATGAATGCGGCTATCAAAGCATCCACAGAAGCTGCGGTGAAGCGCGTCGAAGCGTTGCATATCGCCCGTGCAGAAGTCGAATCAATCTGCGGCCCCGTCAATTTAACCTCAGCCGAGGAAGTTTACGGCTTCGCACTCGATCACATGAAGGTCGATCGCAAGGACGTGCCGCCCGCTGCTTTTCGCGCGCTCGTAAACGTCGCTAAGCAGAAAACCGCTCCGGCGCCGCACGTCGCATTCGATGCCGCCGCTGCCGGTACTGCCGCGACGGTATGGCCGGGCTTGCTCAGATTCACTGATTTTTAGCATAGGCGCACACGCATATGGCAACCGCTACTGGCTTCCAGACCTTCGTCAACAACGAACTGCCTATTGGTGTGGCCGGCGACTTCGCGGGCGCCAACATCCGCGCATCAGTGCCTTCCCCGCCTCCGGGGTTCACTGCGGCACCTTCGGGCGTCATCGTTGGTGCCTTCGCGTGGGGGAATCCCGCAACCGGTATCGCCTCGAACTACTATCAGGCGAACTCGGGCCTCGGTTTCGTGCATCGTGAGAACAACGCACTGATCACATCCTTCCTCGGCTTCGCGACAATGGAAGTGCTGCCGGGGCAGATGGTCACCCTCATGAATCAGGGCGACTATCTCGGCCTTTTCACGGGCGGTGCTACGGTCGGGCAGAAAGTCTATTCGGATCCCTACACGGGCCTGCTCACCGCCAATGCGACCGGCAATGGCGTCACGGCTAATTCAACGGCCGCATCGCTCGCCAATACAGGCGTCCTGACTGTTGGCGCGACGCTCACGGGGAATTTGGCAGTAGGCCAAGCTGTGTATGCGACAGGCATCCCTGCAGGCTCGTACATCAGCTCGCAGATCAGCGGCTCAGCCGGCAGCACGGGCACCTATCAGCTTTCAAATGCGGTGCCAATCGCAAGCGGCAGCTGGCCGGTCGTCTCCTCGACCACGGTGTACTTCCAAGGCGTGTATGAGACGCCGTTCTACTGCGCATCCAATGTCGCAGTGAATGCGGTCGGTACGGGCTCAAGCATCGCTGCGGGCTCGCTGCTCACGATCGGCTCGTTGTCCTCGGGCACTTTCGCTGCAGGCCAGTTCATCTCGGGCGGCACAGGCTCGAATACGATCCCCGGCAACATTCAGATCCTCTCGCAGGTCAGCGGCACCACGGGCGGCGCAGGCGTATATCTGACCAATGCCCCGTCCACACTCGTCATTACGTCCACGACCGTCACCGGAACGGCCGGGCAGTTAGGGAAGATAAGTTCATGGGGCGCTTGATCCCCGCTTCGCTTTAACGAGGAATCTATGGAAACCGCACTGGCCTTCGACAGCAAAGCGTTTGATCAGGCGATCACCGAAGGTCGCGGCCCCGCGCTTCTTCAAGATCTGCAGAATCGCCACATCATCTCGTTCGATGAACGGCTCGGTAAACCGTACTGGCCGAAGCCAGGTCTGCCGAAGCATGACCTGAAACTCGCGATGGACGTGCAGGCGGAACTCGTCACGGTGAGCAACGCCGGTATTCCATCCTATCTTGCGAACTACCTGGACCCGGTCGTGATCGCGGTGCTTGTCACGCGCATGGAGGCTGCAAAGATCGTCGGCGAGGCGCAAAAGGGCAACTGGGTCACTGAAACCTTGCAGTTCCCCGTCGCGGAACACACCGGCGAGGTTGCAGCGTACGGCGACTACAGCATGAACGGGCAGTCCGGTGTCAACGTCAACTTCCCGTCGCGGCAGAATTACATTTTCCAAACCTTCGTTCAGTACGGCGAGCGCGAACTTGATATCGCGGGCCTTGCCAAGCTCGACTGGGTCTCACAGCAGCAGGCTGCGGCAGCTCTGACGATTGCAAAGTATGAAAACGATTCGTACTTTTACGGTGTCGCGAACCTGCAGAACTACGGGCTCCTGAACGATCCCTCGCTGCCCGCAGCGATCACACCGACGTATTCCTGGCTCACGAGCTCGAGCGCGACCGCCAACACGATCTATCAAGACATCGTGCGGATGTTCATTCAGTTGCAGGGGCAAGCGAACGGCGTCATCGACATGAATGCGCCGATGGTGCTTGCCATGTCGCCGCAGAACTCTGTCGCGTTGAAGTACGTCACGCAGTACAACACCAACTCTGCGGAAGTCCTCATCAAACAGAACTTCCCCAACCTGCGCTTCGAGACCGGCGCAGTACAGTACGCGACCCCGAGCGGGCAGCTGGTGCAGCTTATCGTTGAAAATCTTGAAGGCGTGCGTACCGCCGAGTGCACGTTCTCCGAGAAGATGCGCGCGCATCAGCTCGTGACGCTCGATTCGGCGTGGCGGCAGAAACGCAGCTCGGGGACCTTCGGCTGCGTTATCAAGCGCGCCTTCTTGATTGCCTCGATGCTCGGCTAAGGCAGTGAACAGTGTTAGGAAACATTGTCACTCCTGCCGTTGAAGGCTGCCTAGCCACACGCAATCCCTTCGCCTCA